GCCGCGCGGAAGACCGCGGCCCGCAAGCCGGCTCGGGGCCGGAACGCCGCCGGCGAGGGCACCAGCGGCGAATAGCAGGGTGCGGGCCCGCCCCTGGTGGGGGCGCCAACCGGCGGGCCCGCACCCCGCACCCCCTTCCCCTCTTTGACGCCGCCCCAGGAGGCCAGCAGTGGACACCGCCGTACAAGCCTGGCTCCTCGCCGAACTCGGCACCGCCACCGACCTGACCGACCTCCAGGCCCGCTACACCCGCCTCGACACCGCCCGCGCCGTCGCCCTCGAGGTCCTCCGCGAACGCCTCGCAGCGCTGCGCGCGCAGCCGTCCACCGTCAACGTCACTGGTGTCGTCTCCGTCGGCTACGCCGAGAACATCAAGGCCTACGAACGCCAGATCGCCGCTCTCGAGAACGGCGAACCGCCCGCCCCCGACGATCCCGTGGACGGCTCCAGCAGCACCCTCGGCATGCTCCGCCTCATAGAGCGGCCCCGCCGATGACCACCCCCGTCCGGCGCCGCGGCCGCACCCTCCGCCAACGCCTCCTCGGCTACATCACGGACGCCGTAGCCCGGCTCCGCTCCGCGTGGGCGATCCTGACCGGCGCCCAGCGGCGGCTGCTGTCCGCGCTCGCCGCGATCCGGCCCGGCCGGACCTCCGGCGGCGGCCGCCGGCTCCGCGAAGCCATCGCCACCTTCAACACCAGCCTGGCCGCGTTCAACCGGGCCGCCATGGCCATGGCCGAACGCTGGGCGGCCACCGACCTGCCCGTCATCTACCGGGAAGGCGCCTGGACGCTCCTCGACAACGCCGACCGCCCCCAGAACACGTTCCGCTGGACCGGACGGCATCAGGCCGCCGTCACCGGCCTGTCCGCCCAGTACTACGCCGACCTCACCGCCCGCATCACCGAAGCCCTCCGCCGCGCCCGCGCGTTCCTCCGCGCAGCCCAGGACGCCGCCCGCAACCCCGGTGCGACCCGCTTCGACGCGGAAGCCCTCCGGCGTGACCACCCCCTCGACACGGTCGTCTACGCCAACAACTCCCGCCACCCGGTCGACGCCTGGGCGCGCGCAGCACTCACCTGGCAGGCCGTCACCACAGCCAACACCGCCGCAGCCCGCACCGCCCTGGACGAGCTCGGCACCGAATGGGTGGAGGTCCGGGATGGAAACGGCTGCGGATGGCGTGATCACGCGGACAGAGATAAGGCGGATCGGACGCTGCGCACCGTCCAGGACGCCCTGGCTCACCCGACCTCGCACGCCCACTGCGTGCGCGAGTTCCTGCCCCGCCTCGACCTCATCGGCCGTACCGACATCCGTACCGGAGCGCCCCTGTGACCGCCCCCATCGCCTACACCGTCCACGACGGCCACGGCGTCCCGCCCGCCTGGCGGCGCAAGCTCATCGCGGCGTGGCTCACCGCCAACGACGTCAACCCCGATGACGTGTCCGCCTCCTACCCGGTCACCGTTCTCACCGTGCCGTTCCGCCCGTCTGAGGCAGCCGACGACGGCGAACCGTGGATGCTCCAGGTCATCGTGCTGCACCAGTACTACACGCGTGCCGACGGGGCGAAGGAACAGAACCTGATCACCCGCAAGCCGGTCGTCTTTCAGCGCACCGTCCCGCTGAAGGTTCCCTTCCCGCCCGACCAGGAACACCAGCAGCCACCGGGAGAGGCCGCATGACCGAGCAGGCCATTGGTCCCATCCTCGACGGACTCGGAACCACCATCGACCTCGATGACGGCGACCTGGTGGCATCCGCCTTCGTCATCGCCAAGGTGATCGACAAGGACGGTGACGTCTCCCTCGCCCTGGCCTCCAGCGACGGCCTGTCGTGGATCGAGCAGAACGGCCTGCTCGCATCTGCCCAGCTCATCGCCAACCAGACCAGCATCGGCAGGAAGGACGACGATGACTGAGCAGCCCGCCGAACCGCAGGCGCACGGCGTCCGCATCGACGCCCAGCCCGGCCACGCCACCATCAGCATCGACGGCACCCCCCTGCCCGCCGGTACGGTCACCGGGTACGTCCTCCAGCACGACATCGCCGGCGGTCTCCCCCTCGTCGTTCTGCACACCCGCCAGCCTGACGGCGCCGCCTTCGAAGGGCTCGCCCGCGTCGCTGTCGGCGTCACCCAAACACCTGGCGGGATCGTCACCGAATTCCTTGCCGCAGTCGACCCGGAGATCCTCGACCAGCAGGCCCTCAACCGGTCCGACTACGGCGGCGGACCCGGGGCGACCGCACGCGCCATGCTGCAAACGCTCACCGAGTGGGCCAAGGCCGGGGGAGGACGCTGATGGCACTCGACCTTTCCGGGATCACCAAGATCGTGGAGGACCTGATCCCCTGGGACACCGTCCGCGTCACCCGACCTGCCAGCGGCCCACCCGTCTTCAACGAGGAGACCGGCGAATACACCGACCCGGAGCCGGTGACCGTGTACGAGGGACGCGGCGCCGTGCAGACCGCCGGCACCGCGGCCGAGGTCGTGTCCGTGCCCGACGCCAGCCAGCCGTGGGTGGCAGAGACCCGGTCGAAATACCGGCTACTGACGCCGCTTGAGGCGCCTGTCATGGAGAAGGACTGGCTGGTCAGTGTCATCACCGTGCACTCCGGCGGTGACCTGGCTCTGCTCGGGCGGCAGTGGCGGGCGCAGGATCCCGGCAGTGTCGGCACGATCGGTGTCGTCCGCACGACGGCTCTGGACCAGGTGCAGCAGAGCCGGGAGACAAGCTGATGGACCTCGATGAGCTGGGGCCGCGGCTGGAGCGGGCCGCGGACAGGGTGGGGCCGGAGACGAACCGGACAGTGCAGCAGCAGGCGCGCCTTGCGCGGGCGATGATCCGCTACAACGCGTCCGGCAGACCGGGCCCGAACATCATCACTGGCCAGTACTTCGACTCCTGGCGCATCGAACCCTTCACGGTGCCCGACGGCGGCGGCGCCATCGTGGGTACGGACCGGCCGCAGGGACGGCGGCTCGAGTTCGGGTTCTGGAACATGAGGGACATCCTGGGCCGGCTGTTCTTCCAGCCGCCGTACCCGCACGTAGAACCCGCCGTCATTGAACTGTCCGCTGAATACGAGCAGGCGTTCAAGGACGCCCTCGACCGGATCTTCGGAGGCGCCTGATGATCCAGCGCGGACCCGTCACCAAAGCCGTCCAGGCGCTCCTGACGTCCCTCACCGGCAAACCCGTCGGGGTGCGCACCGTGCCGATCGACCCGGCAACCGGGAAGCCCTATTCGCCGCCGTACACGCTGCTCTACCCCCTCGACCACACCAGCGACGACGACACCCTCGCCGACCGGCACGGCGCCGCCGTGTCCGACTACCAGGCCACGTTCGTATCCGGCCCGCGCGAAGGCCAAGCAGACAGCCGCGGCACCGACGAGCAGGCGCAGTGGCTCGCCGACCGCGGCCGCAAGCTGGTGGAGCGCCCCACGGACGGCAGCCCCGGCTATGCACATCCGCTAACCATCCCCGGCGTCAACTGCTGGCGTCGGGAAGCACGGGAAGCGGGGGGAACATCGGATGCGGGAGATGCCATCATCACGAGTGTGATCCGCTTTCGGCTCTTCCTCGAGGAGCAGCCGACCGGATAGCCCCTCACGGGGCAGTGCTTGACCGCACCGCGGCGGGACCCCACGCGGACGCCACCACTGGTGGCCGCCACACCAAACCGTGTAGCAGGGGCCCCATCTGGCCCCTATCCGCGAGGGGCCACCATGGCAAGGTTCAACCGCAAGGGCACCACCAAGATCTACTTCCTGCCGACGATCGCCGCACCCACGCTGATCCCCACAAGCGCAGAGATCACCGCCGGCACGGACTACACCGGCCAGATCAACGCCATCGACGGCTTCACCCTGGAGAACACGCCGATCGAGACCCCGGACATGGCGTCCACTTTCGTCTCCAAGATCGGCGGCGACGACAGCGCGGCCGACTCCAGTCTCACCTTCTACGAGGACTCCACCCTCGACGCCATCGAAACCGACCTCGCCAAGGGCACGTCCGGTTTCATCGTCATCTTCTCCAAGGGCAACACCGCGGGCAACAAGGGCATGGACGTCTATCCGGTCACCGTCGTCTCCAACAGCAAGGCGTACACGACGGACAACGAAGCCGCGAAGATCACCGTCCAGTTCACGATCACGGACCGGCCCGCGTTCAACCAGACCGTGCCCACCGGCGCCTGACCCCGGCCGCCACCCCACCAGCCCCCGGCCGGGCCCGTGACGTACACGGGAAGGGCGCCACGACGCCCGGCCGGGCCTTCCCCCTTCGGAGACCCACCACATGGCCAGCACCACCTGGGATGCCCTCGAAAAGCGCCTCAACAGCGTCAAGAAGCCCATCGCCGTGTTCCGGCTGTGCGACGACCCCGACATCCGGGACCGCTACCTCACCGCCAAGCGGGAAGCCGACCAGGCCGACACTCACCTCGCCGGCCTGCCCAAGACCAGCGACCCCGCCGACCGGACCCTCCTCGAGGAGCAGGCCAAGACCGCCAAGACCGCACTCGAGGCCGCGCAGAAGGCGTACGACGCGCACACCATCGTGCTGCGCTTTCAGGGCCTGGAACGGCAGAAACTCGAGGAACTGCTGGCCAAGCACCCGCCGAGCGAGAAGGACGAGGAGAACGGCGCCGAGTTCGCCGAGGACACGTTCATGCCCGCCCTAATCGCCGCCGCGTCTCTGGACGGCATGCCCGAAGAGGCCGCCGCCCGCTTCATGCGCACCTGGATCCCGTCCGACGCGCGCGCCCTGTGGCAGGCCGCCTGGTCGGTGCAGCACACGCAGCGGACCGACCTGGGAAAAGGCTGATCGATGACGCCGACTTCCGTGCCCAGATGGAGCTCTGCCACAAGTGGGGCATCCCCCACAGCTTCTTCCGTGGGCACGGAGACGGCACCTGGACCGACCTCGACCGCCGTAAAGCCCTCGCCTACGCCCACTACCTCAAGCAGGTCTGCCCGTCCTGCGGCACCCGCCCCGAGGAATGGGACGAAACCCTCGGCGGCGACGAGGACGCCTACCGGGCGACCACCCACCGCTGCATCGGCTGCCAACTCCTCGCCGACAAGCAGAAAACCGTTCCTGACGGCGACGAAGGCCACGGCGTGAAAGTCGCCCTCATCCCCGCCAGCGTCCACGCCGCCCTCGAACTCCACAAACAGCACCAGCACTAGCCAGGAAGGAGCCCACCCGTGACCGAGTGGAATCTGTCGGTACGCCTCACCGGGCAGGGCTCCGACCTGGCGCGCACACTTCGTGGCCTGTCCCGCGACGCCAACGCCGCCTCAAGGAACGTCAACGCTCTCAGACGGGACATTCAGCAGCTCCGCCGCGAAACCCGCAACCCCATCCGGATCCGCGTCGATGCCGCCCGCCTCCGCTCCGATGTGAGGGCAGCGCTCAGCACCGCCGGATCCGGACAAAGGCTGGGGGTGCGGCTCGGAGTCGACGCCACCCGCCTCCGCGCCGACGTACGGGCCGCCCTCAGCACCGCAGGCTCCGGGCAGGGCATCAGGGTCCGTCTCGGTTTGGACCCCCGCAGCCTCCGCTCGGAAGCCCAAACCGCGGTACGGGCAGCATCCGCGGGCCTGAGCATGTCGGTGGACCTGAACCTCAGCAGTCGCGGCATCACCCGCCTCCGGGCCGGAGCCATGGACGCCGCGCACGACCTCAACAGGTTGCAGCGGGCCGCCCGCGACGCGAAGAACGAACTGGAAGAGCTGGAGGCCCGGTCGCTTACGACGGCGGCAGCGATCCGCCGTATCGCCACGGCCGCCGGACGCGCCCGCGGGCGTCTGGACGACCTGTCCGGCAGCACCCGCACGTTCCGCACCGACCTCGACGACCTCGACGGCTCCCTGACTCGAGTCGGCGGCAGCCTGACCACACTCCGTGGCCGCGTCGGCGGACTGGGCGGAAGCGGCAGCAGTGGGGGTGCGGGCGGCCGCTTCGGGCTCATCGCTGGACTGCTGCCCATCGCCACCGCAGCCATACCCCTGCTGGCCGGCCTGTCGACGGGTCTGGCACCGCTGCCCGGCGCGTTCGCCGCCGCCACCCTGCCAGCGGCCGCGTTCGGTATCGCTCTGGCTGGGCAGATCGGCCCGCTCGGCGAGGTCGCCGACGCAGAGAAGAAGTACCAGGAAGCCGTCCGTGAGCACGGCCAAACCTCCGCCGAAGCGGTCAAAGCGCAGGTCGCCTACCAGAAGTCCCTCGCTGAACTGCCGCCGGAGGCACAGAAAGCCGCCATCGCCCTGTCCACCATGAAGGGCAACTTCTCCGACTGGTCCGACGAGATGGCCGGCTTCACAATGGAGCCGCTCGCCAAGAGCATCACCGTCCTCGACCAGATCATTCCGCGGCTGTCCCCGCACGTGGAAACTGCGTCCACCCAGCTGGACCGGCTCGTCAACATCGCCGGTGGCAGCATCCAGACGCCCGGCTTCGACCGGATGGCGGACAGGTTCGCGGACTTCACCGACCGGCAGCTGGATGAGATGACCGACGGTGTCATCCACTTCCTGCGGGTCCTGTCCGAGGGAGGCGCCTTCCAGGACGGGCCGATAGCCGAGTTCATGGCCTACGCCCGCGAGAACGGGCCCGCCGCACGGGAGGCGTTGCGGGCGATCTCGGATGCGGTGGTGACGCTGATCCAGGCCGCCGCCGAGGCCGGACCGACGATGCTGACTCTCGTCACCGCTGCCGCCAGCCTCGTGGCCGCGCTGCCGCCGGAACTGGTCGGCATCATTCTTCAGGTTGCCACCGCGCTGAAACTCCTTCAGCTGTCCGGGGCGGGCATGGCCGCCCTCGCCGCCGGCACGGGCCGGGTCCGCGTGGCTATCGCCGCGCTCGGCACCACCGCGGCCGCCGCGGGTGGTGGTCTGGCCGGTCTGCGGGCTGCGTTCCTGTCCCTCGGTCTGGCCGCTCGCGCGTCCATCGTGGTCGCCGGTATCGCCGCCGTCGTCCTCATCTTCAAGGAACTCTCCGAGATCGGTAAGGAAGCCCCGCCGGACGTCGACAAGCTGACCACCAGCCTGGGCAAGCTCGGGCAGACCGGGAAGACCACCGGGGAGGCGGCCCGCGCGTTCGGTAAGGACCTCAGCGGCCTTGCCGAGAGCCTCCGCATCCTCTCCCGGCCCTCCAACCTCGACAAGACGCAGCAGTTCCTCACCAACTTGGTCGGGATGGACTCCACCCCGGTCAAGGAGGCCAAGGAGGACCTGGACGCCGTCGACAAGTCCCTCGCCAACTTGGTGAAGGCCGGCAAGGGCGATATCGCGGCCGCAGCGTTTGAGCGGATCGCGGCGGCGATGCGCAAGCAGGGCATGTCCGGCAAGGAACTGCGCTCCCAGCTGGACGACTACAAGTCCGCGCTCGCCGACCAGGCCTTCGAAGCGGAACTCGCCGCCCAGTCGATGGGCCTTTTCGGGCAGGCCGCGCAGGAGACGTCGGCGAAGCTGGCCGCGCAGAAGCAGTCCGCGGACGGGCTCCGGCAGTCCATCATCGCCCTCAACGACGTCAACCGGGCCGCCGGCTCCGCGATGTCCGCGTTCGAGCAGTCCATCGACGACTCGACCAAGGCGGTCAAGGACCACGCGAGCGCGCTGAAAATGCGCGACGGTGAACTCGACCTCGGCTCGAAAAAGGCCCGTGACGCGGAGAAAGTCCTCTCCGACCTGGCCGCGAACACCGATGCCGCCGCCACCGCCGCGCGGGAGCAGGGCAAGTCCTGGGAGTACGTGTCCGGGATCCAGGACCGGGGCCGGAAGGCATTCATCGACGCCGCCGACGCGATGGGCCTGACCAAAGCACAGGCCAAGGCGCTCGCCGACTCCTACCTGGACATCCCCGACGAGAAGACCACCCGCGTGGAGATGCGGACCGAGGACGCCATCGCCGGCCTCGACGCCGTCATCGCCGCGATCGAGAAGACCCCGAGCAAAAAGTCCGTGACGGTGGACGCCCTCACCAGCGACGCCGTCAACCTCCTCGAGGGCCTCGGATACAAGGTCACCCGCCTGAAGAACGGCCGGTTCAAGGTCACCGCCGAAACCAAGGCGGCGAAGGACAACCTCGACGAGCTGAAGGGCCGCCGGGACGGCCTGCAAAACAAGACGATCACCATCAACGCGACCACCGCCAGCGCGATCCGCGATCTGGAAGCGGTCAAGAAGAAGGTCGCCTCCACCGAGGGCAAGACCATCACCATGAAGGCGCCCACTGGCGAGGCGCGCCGTCAGCTGGAACTCCTCGGGTTCAAGATCCGCGACACCAAGGGCAAGAACGTCGTCATCAGCGTGCCCACCGGGTCTCAGCGGGCCAACGTCAGCTCGCTCGCCTCGGCGATCGCCGGCCTGCGGAACAAGAGCGTCACGGTCACCACCACTTTCTACGAGCGGCACATCGTCTCGTCCACGGGTGAGGTCCGTTCCCGGTCCAAGCTGCGGCCGGGTTCCTACGCCGATGGCGCGGTGGTCGACTACTACGCCGACGGCGGTATCCAGCGTGGCGGGGTCCGCCACTTCGCGGCCGGCTCCGAGAACCACATTGCGCAGATCGCCCCCGGCGGCTCGTGGCGGGTGTGGGGCGAGCCCGAAACGATGGGCGAGGCGTACATTCCGTTCGCGCCGTCGAAGCGGGTCCGCTCCCGCGCGATCGCCGAGGAGACCATCCGCCGACTGGGCGGCGATCCCGCGACCGTCCAGTGGAACGCCGACGGCAACGTGACGGACTGGCGGTACGACCCGTCCACGGGCTCCCTGTACTCGCCGTCGGACGCTGGGGCGGCGGGCCGGAAGACGAAGAAGGTGAAGGGCAAGGAGGTCGAGTACTTCAGCCTGGGCGCGGTCGAGTCCAAGCTGCGCTCCGCGTCGAAGGCGACCCGGGCGTGGAACGCCGACCTTGAGCGTGTGGCGGACAGGGTCGGCGGGGACGTGGCTGAGGCCCTGGCGTCGATGGGTGACGAGGGCGTGAAGCTCGCCGACAAGATGGCCCGCGGCTCGACGAAGTACATCAACGAGATGGCGGCCGCTCTGCGGGGGTTGCAGGCCACGGCGAAGGCGTCGCTGACGGACTACACGCGGCAGCTGGGCGCGGCGAACAAGATGAACGCCACGTTCGCCAACAACCTCTCCAAACTCGCCGGGCAGGGCTACGGGGACCTGGCCGCGCAGCTCGCCTCGCAGAACGACGAAGCGGCCCAGCAGCTCGCCGCGGCCGCCGTCCGGGACCGGGGCAAGGCCAGCAAGGCCAACGCTGCGGCGAAGACCGCCAACAGCGCCCTGACGGACGACCAGGTCCAGACGCTGGTCGCCATCATTGCCGCGATCAAGACGAAGACCACCGGAATTCACACGGTCGCCAGCACCACCGGGCTGGGCGAGGACGTCATCATCGACGTCGCCAACCGGGCCAAAACACAGATCAAGTCCGCGCTCGGCTCCCGCGCTGACCGGTTCCTCGCCGACCTGGTCAAGGCGAACAAGGGGCTCGCCTACGCGGACGGCGGCATCAGGGCGGGCCTGTACGCGACCCGCGGCGGCATCGTCCGCTTCGCCGAGCCGGAAACCGGCGGGGAGGCGTACCTGCCGCTCAGTCCGTCCAAGCGGCGCACCGCCCTCCCCGTCCTCCACGACGTCGCCACCCGCTTCGGGCTCGGCCTCACCGACGCCCGCGCCACCCGGCCGGTCGTCATCGTCCGCGAATCGCAGCCCACCAACGTCACCGTGACCGCCGTCCGGACCGGGGCGTCCGCATCCGACATCGGCGCACAGGTCGGCCGCAGCATCCGCCGTGCGCGCAGGGGAGGGGTGGCCGCCCGTGCCGCTTGAGGACTGGCAGTACGACATCGGCGGCGTCATCATCGGCGCCGGCACCACCGTGCAGGTCATCGAAACGATGGGCCTGGGCCGTCCCCCGGTACGGGAGTCGGATGTGGACCAGCCGTCCATGGACGGCCAGTTCGCGGGCCCCGACTACTGGGCGGGCCGCACGGTCCAGTTCGATGCCGCGGTGAAGGCGCCGGGGGATCCTGCCGCCTGCCACGACGTGGTGGCCGCTCTTCAGGCCGTGACCGACCCGGCGAGTGTGCGTCTGGTCGGCGGGCAGGGCATGGTGCTGCGGGTGAAGCGGCCCGGCCGTCCGGTGAAGCGGCTCACCGTCCGCGCCCGCAAGCTCGACCCGGAGTACGGGCAGGTCATCCACGGCTACGTGCCCCTCGACATGGAGTTCCTCGCCCACGATCCCACGTTCTACGCGGATGAGGAGTCCACGACGGAGCTGCCGCTGGGCTGGCTGACCGGTGGCGGGTTCGCCGCGCCCGTGACCGCGCCGATCTACGTGCGGGACGGCACGGTCGCTGCGGACCGGCCCGGCTGGGTCACCAACGACGGGGATGCGGACGCCTGGCCGATCCTGCGGATTTTCGGCCCGTGCGCCAACGTCACCATCACCCATGTCGCGTCCGGCCGCTCCCTCGCCCTGCCCACGCTGAACCTGGACGCCGGCCGGTGGGTGGAGATCGACACCCGGCCCGGATACCGCACCGTTACCTGGGACAACGGCGGCAACGCTTCCACCTACCTCAGCCCCGCTTCCCGCATCGACCTGTTCTCCATCCCCCCAGGCACGTCGGAGATGCGGTGGACGGCATTCGACTCCACCAATTCGGCCCGCCTCCGCGTCACCTGGCGCGACGCCTACATAGCCCTCTAGGAGCCCCTGATGGCACTGTTTCCACGGCCCATCCTCACCGAAGGGGCCACGCACTCCGCGCAGCAGTTCCGCATGCTGGTGCGGGACCTCGCCAACGGCGCGGAGGGCATCACCCAGGGCGACGACCTGAAGGTCACCCAGCGCTCCACCCCCGGCGGCGGCGTCACCGTCGGAGACGGCTCCGGTGTCATCCGCGGCCGCGCCAATACGTTCCAGGGCCACTACTCGGTGTGCAACATCGGCGCCGTCAACGTGGACATCGCCGCGACCGGCGCTGGCGCGGGCCGCTCCGACATGCTGATCGTGCGCGTCGAGGACCCGGAATACGAGGGCAGCCTGGATCCGCAGGTCGACCAGATCACCTACTTCCAGGTCATCTCCAACGTTTCCCCGTCGGCGACGACGATCCCCGACGGACGCACCGGTATCCCGCTGGCCCGGATCGACATCCCCGAAAACACGTCCACGATCACCGACGCGATGATCGTGGACCTGCGCAAGGTCGCCAACCCACGCCGCCAACGGTCGCTGCTCACCCAGTCCCCGGCCAGCGTCAGCACCGGCATCGGCAGCTCCACCAGCTGGTCCTATTTCTCCACCGCGCCCGGATGGAACATCACCATCCCCGACTGGGCCACCAAAGCCATCATCAAAATCGACGTCAGCCCCATCCGATACGCCTCCGGTGACTTCTGGGGCCAGCTGTCCGCGACGTTCGGGTCCACCCTCGCCACCCAGGGCATCTTCCTCGACGACAACCAAGGCAACGTCGTCCGCCGCATCCCCGCCATCGTCGCCGACACCCTCACACTCCCCGCCTCCTACCGCGGCACCACCCAGCTCCTCCGCGTCCGCGCCGCCGGCCTCAACGCCGGACAGGCCGGACGGATCTACGTCGACTCCGGCACCACCCTCGCCGCCGACGTCCAGTTCGAGGAGGCCCCCAGGTGACCGCCGCCCCACCAGTCCGGGTCCTCACCCGGCACGCCCTCACCAAGCAGTGGCTGTCCACCGCCCTGCCGGTGACCGACCTGGAGTACGGGCCGGAGGTGTCCGGGCCTGGCGAGCTCTCCGGCACTCTGTCTCCGCGGCTGGTCGCCTCCCACCCGAGCCTCGCCGACCCGGGCACCACGGAAATCTTCGTGGAGTCCGAAGGGCAGCTGGAGTGGGGCGGCCTCATCTGGGACGTCCGCACCCAGGGCTCCGAGTACCGCATCGAAGCCGCCTCCTGGTCCTCCTACCTCCAGAAGCGTTTCGACCTGGACGGGGAGCACGGCGGCCGCGGGCCTTACGTGTACGCGGACCGCTGCCAGGTCATCCGCAACATCTGGGCCTACGCGCAGTCCGTCCCCGACGGCAACCTCGGTGTGACCGTCGATGCCACCACGTCCACGTCGAAGATCGGCACCCCCTCCGACGTCCACCACTCCTACTGGTACGACACGAAAAGCCTCGGCGACCAGGTCGACGAACTCGTCTCCGACCAGGGCACCCCCGAGTACACGTGCACCACCTCCTGGAACTCCAGCAAGACCGACGTCATCAAGCGCATCAAGCTCGGCTGGCCGCGCCTCGGCACCCGCCGCCGCGACATCGAGTTCTCCTCCGGCGTCAACATCATCGACGACCCGGAGAAGACCATCTCCGGTGACGAGTACGCGCAGGTCGTCATCGGCACCGGCGCCGGCGACGGCAGCGCAAAGCTCCGGCAGATCTCCGCCGTACGCAACGGCAGGCTGCGCCTCGAAGCGGTCGCCGCATGGCCGGAGATCAACGGAAACGACGTCCTCAAGCAACGCGTGGAGTGGGAGCGGGCCTGGCGGCAGACGATGGGCGCCGTCGAGCAGGTCACCATCCGCGACACCCCCGCGGCGCCGTTCGGGTCGTGGCAGGTCGGTGACGACATCTACACCCGCGTCCACAACGACTGGACCAGCTTTACGGGCTGGTGCCGGGTCACCGGCTGGCGGATCCGCCCCACCGCGGCGGGCGGCCCGCAGGCGGTCGTCGACCTGAAACCGTCCGCCATGTACACCTACGGAGGCCAGTGATGGATATCGGCCGTAAGCTCGCCGAACTCGAGGCGCGCCTGGCCCGCGTGGAGGCGTCGCCGCGTCTGTCGCATGCGGCGATCGACAACACCGCGGTAGAGGTCCGCGACAGTCAGGGGTCCCTGCGTGGTCTGCTCGGGGTACAGGCGGACGGCACGACCGCAGTGAACATCGTGAACGGCCCGCCCCCGCCGCAGCCCACCGTGCCGGTCCTCACCTCGGTCCTGGGCGGGATCACCGCCTCATGGGACGGCGCCTTCACCGACGGTGCGACGCTTCCGCTGGATTGGCAGCGCGTCGAAGTCCACGCCTCCGCCACCGACGGCTTCACCCCCACGCCCGAGACTCTCCACGGCACAATCGAGACGCCTCAGGGGTCCACCGTGGTCGTCGTCACCGATGCGCCCGTCTATGTGCGGCTCCTGGCCCGCTCCACGTCCGGCACACCTTCTGCTCCGTCCGGGCAGGCCGGCCCGCTCGGCCCCGCCAGTGTGGTCGCGGACGACATCCTGGACGGAATCGTCACCACCACGAAACTCGCCGAGGACGCCGTCACCGCGGCCAAGCTCGCCGCCGGCGCAGTCGACACGACCGCCTTGCAGGACGGCGCGGTCCTGGCGGAGAAACTCGCCAACGCGGCCGTCCAGGTGGGGAAGATCGCCAACAATGCGGTGGTCGCCTCGAACATCCAGGCTGGGGCGGTGACGGCTGCTGCTCTCGCGGCAGGGTCCGTGACCACGGACAAGCTGACCGTGGTGGGCGGCGCCAACGTCCTCAACGACCCCTCCTTTGAGGGCGTGTACGCGCAGACTGTGGCGTCCCGGTTCCCGCAGTGGGCGGTGCAGGACACGGCGTTCGGGAACGGCTCACCGTCCAGCATGAAGATCACCACGGACGGCACGGCGCAGTGGCGGGCCGTGGAACTGGCCCTGATGCCCGCCACGGTGGGAGACAAGCTGTACATCGCCGTCGACTACTACGCCTCTGCGGACTGGGCGGGCAGCGAACTGAACATGCACATCCGGTGGGAGACGGAGGGCGGTGGCACGATCGCCACCGACAAGGCGAACACGCGGGCGACAGTCCCGGTGAAGGGTGCGTGGACGCGACTGGCGGGCACGTATACGGCCCCGGCGTCGGCGGTGCGGGCCCGGGTGCGTATCGAGACGGGTCTGGTCACAGCGGGCGGCACGTGGTTCGACAATGCGGTGTGCCGTCCGGTGATTGCGGGGGTGCAGATCCAGGACGGGGCGATCACCACGCCGAAGATTGTGGCGGGTGCGGTGCAGGCGGCGCAGATCGATACGGGCGCGGTGAACGCGGACAAGATCGCGTCGGGTGCGGTGACGACGGTCAAGCTGGACGCGTTGGCGGTGACCACCGACAAGCTCGCAGTGAACTCAGTGACCGCGGAGAAGATCGACGTCGGGGCGGTCACTGCGGCTGCACTCGCTGCGGACGCCATCACCGGTAAGACGATCACGGGTGGCACGATCACCGGCTCGTACATTCAGACTGCGACGTCGGGGCAGCGCATCACCCTGAATGAGCAAGGCGCCAACAAGATCCTCGTCTACGACGCCACGAGCGCTATCGGTGAACTGTCCGACCGTGGACTGCTCCTGCAAGGCACCAGCGGGGCCATCATGTGGCTCGACCCGGACGCCACGTACCCGAACCTGCGCCTCACGAATGCGGCACAAACCAACTCCGCCATCATCAACGTGGTGGAAACCAACCCGGGCGCGGCCGATCTCGGCCTGAACACCGGCACTTTTACGGCCAACGGGGTCACCGACATGACCTGGCGCACGTTCATGGGCAACGATTTCGCCGTCATCGAGCGGTACAGCGCAGCAAACCCCACCAGCCTCGTCGGCGGACGCCTTGACCTGCGAAACAACTACGCATTCATCGGCTACCGAGACGACACAGGCGCCACCCAGCCGGGCTCCGTGCTGCTCACGCCTGGGCTGGCCACTACGCGCGCCCGCCTCACAGTCCAGCCCAACGCGGGTGACGCCAGCACCCTTCTGTTCCTCCAGCCCGGTTCCTCCCACACGGGCCCCATCCTGCGCTATTACGACCCCGACTCGTCCGCTTACCGGTTCGTCCTCGACAAAGCCGGAAACGTCAACATCAGCGGCGTTATGACCGCAGGAAACATCGCCACCGGAACCGTCAGCATCACCCCGTCCGCCGCCCACACCCCGACCAGTTTCACCGTGTCGTTCTCTGCGCTGGCTGGAACCACCTTCCGCGGCTGGGCCACCGCCAACACGACCGTCCCCGGCGTCCGCACCCCCGCCGGCCAGGCGGGAGTTACCGGAGTGTCCGTATCGAATGTCACCGCGACGTCCGTAACCGTGTGGGTCAACCGGGAGAACACCACTTCTACCAACGTCAACTGGATGGTGATCGGATCATGACCGAGCCCGCTGCCGAGCAGACGGAAGAGCAGACACAGAACACGGAGCAGGCCGAAACCGCGGACCTGCCGCCGACCACCGAACCGGACCCCGACCCGACCGAGCCGGAACCGGAGCCCGAACCCACTCCGGACCCGATCCCCGACCCCGACCCCATCACCTGGGAACCGCAGACCTGGTACGAAGCCACAGCAGCCTGCCGCACCCCCGGCTGCATCCAGGAGAACGTCATCGTGTACCTGCCGATGCTGTACTCCAACAACGGCGACCCCAAGTACATACGGGTCATCTGCGGCTCCGACCAGGCCTGCGGGAAGGACTGCACGATCCTCACCGCGACCAAGCTGGACCCGCAGCCCCCAGAGGAGTAAGCCCGCCTTGGGGCGGCCAGGGGAACACACCCGCTGGCCGCCCATACCCTGATCTTTGGGCGACCCTCCGCCCCCGCACCACCACCGAGGGACGGCCACACGTGGCCCGCCATCACCTTGTTCACCTGGGCGCGGGGAAGATCCAGGAGCCGGGCCATGCCCGAATCGACCAGCCAGCAGGACGAGCAGACGGCTGCCCGGAAGAAGACCGAGCCCGAGCCGACGCCCGCCACCACCACAGCCAGCAGCACCGCCGACACCAGCGCGACCCTGTACGAGCCGTACCCGGGCCGCGAGTTCTTCCACGGCGGCCGACACTCGCCGATCTTCGTCGCCATGGCCGCACGCCTCCAGCAGGAGGGCTGCACCGACGGCCGGCACCTCGGCCCCGACTGGACGAACGCCCACCGCGACGCGTTCGCCGCCTGGCAGAAGAAGCTCCGCCCCAAGGAAGGCGGCGACACCTCCGGCATCCCCGACCAGACCGCCTGGGACAAGCTCCACGTGCCCCGCGTCAGCCCCCACAGGGAGGGCTGATGGCAACCCCCCTGGCAGCGTCCACACTCCTCGCCGCCCTGCGCGCAGAGGGCTGCAATGTCGTCGAGTACAAGTCATGGAGAACCCACAACCGAAACGGACGAGGCCAGTGGGGCCCCGTCAACGGCGTCATGATCCACCACACCGCGTCATCCGGTGAGGAATCCTCCGTCGCCCTCTGCTACAACGGCCACGCCAACCTGCCCGGACCGCTCTGCCACACCGTCGGCGGCAAGTCCGGCAAGCTCTACATGGTCGGCCACGGCCGCGCCAACCACGCCGGCTCCGGCGACGCCGACGTCCTCCGCGCCGTCATGAACGAGAGCCCGCTGCCCGTCGACAACGAGGCCAACACCGACGGCAACGCCCGCTTCTACGGCCTGGAGATCGTCAACCTCGGCAACGGCAAGGACCAGTATCCGGCCGTCCAGTACGACGCCGCCGTCCGGTGGGCCGCCGCGATCTGCCGCACCCACGGCTGGGGCGCCGAATCCGTGATCGGCCACAAGGAGTGGCAGCCCGGAAAGATCGACCCGCACGGCCCGGTCGAGGGCCGCGGCGGCTTCTCCATGAGCCGCTTCCGCGCCGATGTCGCCGAGCGACTCAAGCACCCCGCCAACTGGAACCCCGCCCAGACCGGCACCCCCCAGCC